CAATAATGGGCAGTAGTTTTGAAAGAAGACGAAATTGCGCCGTGATCGAATCGAGTAAAATTAGCCCTAGTAATGTCATTTGGCCGGGTTGTTGATGTCCAAATTTGGAAAGCGGGCCAACCTGGAAATGCTACTGCATCGGGAGCAGCGGTTGGTGCTTCCATATTTCGCAAGGAGGGCAACTCTACATCATTCGGCACCCGCCAATCCGTCTGGTTGCTCAGGCTCCCCAGCCGTGCGCCAGCGGCGTAGTTGTATATGCTGCGTGTGTTGAGGTAGAGCGCATCACCTACCGCGCCCTCGGCTACTAGGACTTGATTGCCAGGGTCAACTAGGATGTCCAGATCAGCTCCGTTGGGCGTTGCTGAGACGACGTACATATTCGGGTAGCCGTTGTCGGGATTGGCAAACCCCGCCGCCATGATGCAGTCGCCTACGTGGAACTGCGTCAGGGCAGCTCCGCCGATAACCCGCATGATATTGCCTGGCATTATCAGGCTCACCGTGTTGGCTATGGCATAGAGCGGGAACCTTGTCGCCACGTCGTACCAGTTGAGGGTACCATTGCTGGCTACGCCCACCGCCTCGCCCGTAGAAGTATTCCTTGACCACATCAGGCCCGTTTCGTCGTCTTCTACGGCATTGTTAGAGTGAGTAGTCTGCTTGTAGAGGCTAATCACCGCTCCGGCAATCTCGTTGACTGCCGCCGAGATTGTGAGGTTGGCTGGTGCGCCGCCGACACCTGTCACGGTGACTACTCCATCGTTGCTGGCAGAACCCTTGATGACCATGATGTCATTCACGGCCCAGCCCACCAGCAAGTTGCCAGCAGAAGCTATGGTATTCGGCGCCGTGAAACTGAGGGTAGGGTCAGCCAAGTGCGCGACTTCGATATTGACGTTGCCCGAATAGTCGCCCAGAGTTTGGACGGTATAGCTTTTGTCAACGCCAGCCTCAACGTCGCCATCGTCTCCAATGGCGTATGTTGTGGTTTGTCCCGTCTCTAGCAACAGAGAGCCGTATGGCGCGGGTACAGTCACTAGATCCCAGCCCGCGCCGTTGTCACGCCAGCCCCTTTGCAATAGGTCGGTCTCGAAGTAGAACCTACCCACTAGCAGGGGATCACTAGCTGGAATGTTTGCCGTGAGGCCCCGCAGGATCATAATATCGCCCTGCGCCCTATCGATTCCATCCTCCATGTTGTTGAGGTTGATGTCGTCGATGCAGGGCACGCCGCCGTCAACCCAAACAGTCGGATCGTATGTCATGGCACAAACACCAAGTCCCAGCCAGCGCCGTTATCACGCCACCAGCGATTGAGTAGATCACTCTCGATGTAGAGCCTGCCGATGAGTGCCGGATCTGAGCCCGGGATTGCAGCGGTTGGCCCGTACAAGTTCATCACGTCGCCTTGTGCTATGTCTATGCCGGTTTCCATTCGGTTCAATTCAGCGGCGGGTGGACACTCGCCATCAACCCACGTCTTGGGTATGTAGGTCATTCTGCCACCAAGTCGAAGGTACGAGTCTCGGCTTCCAGATCAAAGCTCCGCTCTTCTGCTCTCAGCAACGGAAGAGTTCGGCAGCCCGGAAATAGCCACTTGCTCGGATACAGTGGACACCCTATCGCTGGGACCAACGCTGTTTCCCCAAAGCGTCTCTCCGCCTTCAGCTCGAAGCTCCTATCGTCCGGCATCTCACTCCTCGTACCAGATGATGGCGTCCACTATCGAGTGCCAGATTCCTGTGTCTGGCTCGTAGGTATCGAGTTCGTCGTCGATCAGGGAGACCTCCACCGTGTAGTCACCCATGGCCCCCGAGTACACGTCCAGTGCCAATCTCACCTGCTCCGCCACGGCCTTCGCTCTCTCGAAGGTCTCCGCCCAGCAACTGAACTGGAAGCGTGGGTGCGGTAGGAAGGCGTTCTCCAATTGCGCGAGCCTCGGCGTCGAGATCCGCATGCACGTCACCGCCGGCAGCTCTGGCGTCTGTGGCAGGACGAGCGGATAGATGCGGCTGTCCACCTCCCGGCTCAGACCTGCATGATTGTCAAGGTACTCGAATAGCCCTTCCTCAAAGCTCATTTCCAGATCAATCCCAGCCTGTGCCACAACACCGAGACGGTCTCTCGAGCGGCTTCACCTTTCTTCATGTCGAAAGCTGGCCTAGCCGACGGGTGTGGCCGCATCTTGCTCGTGCCGTACTCCAGGAAGAACGGATATGGCGGGTCAACGATGTCCACGCCTATGGCCACTTCCGCCCGATCGCGGCTCTGATGAATCACCTCACTGCCAATTCTGCGCCTATACTCACCTGTCTTGAAGGGCGCGATCTTCTTCCAGTACGCCTCGATCAGCAGCGCTCCGGCCATAAGTGCGTCGGCAAGCTCTTGCCCGGCCATTGCATCTGACATCTTGTCCAGCGCGGCCCTGGTTTCCTCCACGCCCACGATCTTGAATCCGAGTCTCATTCCAGTATCCTCGTGTAAAGGTACGTGCTGGCATCCTGGTCGTCGCTCTCCACGAGCATGATGTCGTAGATCACTCCGTTGTCGTCCACCGCCCGGTCCTCCACGGTCACTGTGGGATAGTTCCCCCGCAGTCCTATGGTGTGCGTGCTGATGGCATAGGTCTGGTCCGCCAATCGGATCTCCCTACCTCCCGACGGTCCGACCCGGGCTGGCAGATCCACATGGCCCGCCTTGTCGGCCCATACCAGGGTGAGGGCGCCTGTCGCGCCCTGGAGCTCCGTTGCCTCCTGGATGGTCACCGTTGACGGGTAGAAGTTGTGCAGGTGATCCAGCATCCTCGGGTCGATGATCGGCATCAGCCGCCCCTCAGTGCTTCCTTGGCCAACTTCTCCCGATAGGTGAACTCATCCACCACCATCTCAGCGTAATCGAAGCTGCCACCATCCTCGCCTGCTTCGGCGAGATCGGCCTTCTCCTGGTACTCCAAGGCTAGCGCCCTGAGTGAGTCGGCTACCTTCGAGCCGTCCGTCTGGATCTCCAGCAGCTTGATCACCTTGAGCAACAGGACCTCACTGGCGGCGATTTGGAATAGTGCCATCGCCGCAGCCCTGAGTACGTTGCTGCTCATCATGGTCAGGAAGGCATCGATCTCGTTGTCCTCGAAGATGACGTTGGCAGCGTCGGTGTCGGTGCACAGCAGCCGCACCTGGCCGCGATCCGTGGTCACATCGTAGGTGAAGGCCATCGCTACTGAATCTCCTGAGCGATGTTATAGCCGTATGGTTTCTTCACACCTTTTTGCTTCAGCCGCTTAAGGACTGCCTTGTTATGTCCCGTCCACTTGACATATTGGCTGTATCGTTCAATCCACAGCTTCGTAGGCACCTGCGGGCCTTTGTGATCCCATACCTGAATCACTAGTACCAACCCGACCCGCCGCAACCACCTGTTTATGGTCCCCAGTTCCACCTCTTCCTCCTTACCGCGCGCCCGGTAGCCCTGCGGCGCATCCTGAGTGGCCCGGAGGGCTGTATCGAAGGACGCGCCGACCCTCCCTACCAGCTATCCGTTTCTGGAATATGGTCGTTTGCGTCTTCCCGCAGCCTGACCTCGTCGTCCAGCAACAGGTCGCCACTATCTTGGGCGGCGCCCAGGAGAGCGTTCAACTTCCTGAGCTCCGCCACGATAGCGTGCAGATACTCTTCCTCCCTGGTCACAGGTCGAACAGGGAGAGAGGTCCTCTCTTCCTCCATGATCGCCTCCCCTATGCCTACGGGCCTACCTGCGCGTATGCGAACCGAGGATCCAACTGGCAGCTTCCCTTGACCAAACGCACCCGATAGAAGATGTTGTCCGTGGCGAAGTCGCCCTCGAGAGGGCTGATCGCCGCCCCGCCCGTGGTCACCTTGTCCGACGCCTTCATGCAGATCTCCGGCGCCTCGTGGCCTCGCAGGTGGCCGAACTCCATGGCTGCGCCCTGGCTCGGGTCTGCGAAGAGATACCACGTGGTGTCGTTGGTGCCGCTGACATCCACCACTTGCAGGTAGGGATCCACGTGAAGCTGAATCCCCTGCTGTGCGACCACGTTGGCCGTCGGATACGGCACAGGTACTCCCACCGCACCTTCAGTCCACTGTTTAAGTGCCGAGGTCAGTATCTGCTGCGCGGTGAACTTCAGTGGTGTTGGAACCACCAGGTGCAGCCCGATCGGCGCGATTGGTTCGCCGTTGACGTCCGTCTGCGCCGCCATCAACTCCAGCGTGGTCTCCAGGTTGGCGATAGTCAGGGGAAGAACCCCTTGATTCGTCACCGCCTGGCCGTCCACGTCCACGATGGGAGCGCCGAACAGAGCACCATTCGGACCCGCCGCCGCGGCAAAGGTGCTCGTGGCATTGAATGCCTCGGTCCTGATCGCTGCGTTGGCCATCCGCTCCGGGATGTCGTCGAAGGCGCCCAGGTCGTCGTTGATCACGGCTTCCCACGAGATGTCGAACTGCCGGCCGTACTTGAGCAGGTTATACGTGTAGCGGCCCTCAGCCACTTGGCCCACCAGGTACTCGCCCTTCTCCGCCACCTGGGGCAGCCGGTCATCGTTGCCGACGACCTTGTGCCGCCTCACGGTGTTGAAGTTGCGGAGCGTCTTCATCCGGAAGTAGGACTTCCAGTCGGTCACGGCGACCCCGTACCTGGCCAGGACCTCACGGTCGATGATGTGGCCCAGCAGGTATGGGAAAGAGTCCGTGGTGATGGCCTCCATGAACTTGTACCGCCACAGGTGCTCCGGCCAGCCCGGCTTGTTGTTCACGAGGGCCAGGGCATCCATGACTTGCGCCTCAGAGAAGCGCTTGTCGCGGACGGATCTGTACCCCCTCCAGTCTTTCATGAGTTCCAAGAACTCGCTCATTTCTGTTTCTCCTTGTTATCGCTTATCCTCGTTCCACCTCGTCGGGCCTCCCGCCCAGTTACTGTTGTCTGAGAGGCTGATCTTTGGCCTTCTCGGCCAATGTCTCTTTGCCTCCGTCGCGTATGCCCTGCGCCA